ACTGCTGTAGTATCTTTAAGAAAACAAGATAATACTTTAATTGAAAGTAAGACTATACAGCTTATCGCAGGTAAACAGCGTGTTAATTTAGGATTTCTGGTTGACCCTTCGATTGTTACTAGTAGTAATTTTAGGTTACAGATGGATTCCAAAACTAATGGAGGTACTGTTGTGCTTTTCAATGGTGCTGCTAATACTTGGCCTATAGATGCGGGAACCTTGCAAATAATAGGAAGCTATTCTAATAGTTACTCTTACATATTCCACGACTGGGTGGTTACAGGAGCTGGAATTACTGGGGATGATGTAGAAAATAATGATAAGATTGGGGGTTCAGTTGCGGGTTGGACTATAGATGCAGACGCTATATATTCTGGTACTAAAGATACTTCTGGATACACTACAGGTGCTGGCATTACTTTTGCCTCAGCAGGATCTATACATTCAAAAGACTTTAATATTGATACTTCTGGTAACGCTAATTTCCAAGGTACTGTTAAGATTGGTACTACTGATTTAACGGCAACTAATACCTTAAACACTAATACAACTAAGGCTAATGTTGGTTTAGGTAACGTGGATAATGACTCAACTTCAACTATACAAAGTGGTACAACTAAGGCTAATGTTGGTTTAGGTAATGTAGATAATGATTCCACCTCAACTATACGAGACGGTACAACTAAGGCTAATGTTGGTTTAGGTAACGTAGATAATGATTCCACCTCAACTATACGAGACGGTACAACTAAGGCTAATGTTGGTTTAGGTAACGTAGATAACAATTCAACCGCAACTATACAAAGTGGTACAACTAAAGCTAACGTTGGTTTAGGTAACGTAGATAATACTACAGATGCTTCTGTTCTTTCTACAGCAGCTAGTACAGCACAAAATAAGGCAGATCTTGTAACTTCCGAGCTTAAATCTTCGGGACAACAACTTACTGTCAATGGTTCGGGTAGTCTTGGTAACAATACTAACTTCTCATCATTTACGTATGATGGTAGTAACAGTCCAGATGGTTTTGCTGGGTCGTTCTACAAACAGTCTGGATCTGCAACCGTAACCAATAATGATTTACTACCTGTTGATGCTACACAAAAGTATAAGCAGAAAATTTGGATTAAAAGTGGTTCCGAAACAAGTAGATACTACCTCGGAACATACGCGCACGATATTGATGGTAATGGTATTTCAGCTCCGCAGCATATGTATAGGGCGAACACTTTAACCACCCTTGCACAGGACTTGAATAACGGCGATTCTGTTATGTATTTAACCGACTCAAGTAACTGGTTGAACACAGGTACAGCAGGAGTAAGTACACATACACGTTCTATTATTTTATGGGACTACTCAAATAGTTTTGGTTATTTATATCCTCCCGAAACTTACTCAAGACGTTGGTATAGTAACGCTTGGGACCCTGCAGCAATCTCTGGTAATAATATTACTTTACGAACTAGTTGGGCTGGTGGCTTTGTTGCTGCAGGAACACAGTTAAGTAATGGTAACGCTGGAGGCACGTACAAGTACAATACAGCAAGTAACTCTTTAACAACCGAGAATTGGGTTGAGAGGGTGGGCTATATTGGGACTATAGATTATTCAGGAACTAACGTAAGTAGCAAGTTTCCTCCAGGAACCGCTTATGTTAAACACTTAATGTTGTTGAACCGTAATGCTACTAGTGCTGCAGAGACTTGGCTAGGAGGTATATCTTACCAACTAGACGTGGAAACTCCTGCAGGCTCTCAGACTAAAGCTGATTCTGCCGTTACACTAGCAGGTACTAATGCTAACTCCGCAGATAAAACAGCTGGTGCTGTTGGTGGTTGGACTATAGATTCAGATGCAATATACTCTGGTACTAAAGATACTTCTGGATATACTTCTGGTGCTGGTATTACTCTTGCTTCAGCAGGCTCTATACATTCAAAAGACTTTTATATTGATACTTCTGGTAATGCTAATTTCCAAGGTACTGTTAAGATTGGTACTATTGATTTAACCGCAAGTAATACTTTAAACACTAATACGACTAAAACTAACGTTGGTTTAGGTAACGTAGATAATGATTCAACTTCAAGTATACAAAGTGGTACGACTAAAACTAACGTTGGTTTATCTAACGTAGATAATGAAAGTGGTACAGATACTATAGCTAGGGATAAGGTTAGTGGTGCTGTTGGTGGTTGGACTATAGATTCTTCTGCAATATACTCTGGTACTAAAGATACTTCTGGATATGCTTCTGGTGCTGGTATTACTTTTGCCTCGGCAGGTTCTATACATTCAAAAGACTTTTATATTGATACTTCTGGTAATGCTAATTTCCAAGGTACTGTTAAGATTGGTACTACTGATTTAACAGAAGATAATACTTTAAACATTAAAGGAATGTCTGGATCTGGTATAAATGTGTGTAATCCTGAGTATTCGGATCAAATGGATACGGACGTACCTTTTAGCTCTGCTAGTAATAGTACTCCCGAAATATATCAAGGCAATGTTAGTGGTCGTGTAGGTAATATCTTCCGAATCTTGGCTACGGGCTCAGACGCATGGACTTATTTTGGAACTAGTACGACTAATTATAACGCACCCATAACTCCTAACCGGAAGTGGTTGATTAGTGCTTGGGTACGCCATAATAGTATTAGTGGTGCTAATGGTCAGCTTTATATGCGCTTTTCTAATGGTAGTCACATAGTGAAATCGTTTAGCACAGGAAGTATTGGCACCTGGACAAGAGTTTCTGGTGTAATAGATGCTACAACAAACCCCTCTGATTCGTTCATACTGCGGGCAGATAATGACGCGGGTTCTCAATATATGTACTTTGACGGGATAATGGTTGAGGAATATTTAGGGGACGGGACATTAACAGAGCCTAGTAATTATGTTAGACCTTTAGAGCGTAGAGATAAAACTTCAGGTTCAGTTGCAGGTTGGAATATTAACTCAACTAAAATATACTCTGGTTCTAGTGTTCCAACTGTAGGTACAAATGGATATACTACTGCAGGTATGATACTTAACAGTAATGGAGATATTAACTCTGAACAATTTAGTATTGTTAATGGTTCTGCTAAGTTTAGTGGGGCTTTAGCTGCTGATACGGTTGGTGCTTCTCAACTTACTATTAGTACTACAGGTAGTGAGACAGGAAATACCTCTGGTGTAATTATGAATCTTGACCCTTTTTCACCAGCTCCTATAGCTATACGAGATGCTACAACTGATAAAAATATATTTTCAATCAATGTAGTAGATGGGGAGGCTAAAGCTGTAGTAAATGGTACTGCTGGTGTTGACTTTATATCTGGTATAAGTTCTATTAGTGAAGAAGTGCTAAAAGCCCTAAACCCAGACTATTTGGGGGAAACTGCTTCTGGAAATACTACGTATAACCTTTCTTACAGCTCTAGTACTACGTATGTTACTACTCCTACGTTATCAGAAGAAGGTGTTCTTAGTATTAATTTTGATATGAGTAAACTAAGTACTCCTGTAGTTTTAAATAATAGTGGGTCTTCTCCATATACTAGTAATCAACTACCTGATTGGGAAGTTAAAATATATAGAGGTGTAGGCCTTTCCGGAACCTTGGTATACCATAGGGTTTTCGAAGGTAATATTTGGGTCAATCATAATAGAGATACACTAGTAAGTACTAAACAGTTCTCTTTATATATGCAAGATTCTTTCGTAGATAATGCTGGAACAGCTAATAGTGGTGGTCGATACACGGTAAAAGCTACAAAGAGAGGTGGTGACGGCCTGGTAACTGATGTATCTGCCAAGATTAACGTTAAAGCTATAAGCTTTAGTCGGAATAGTCTTGAGTCCGTGACGGGAAGTGGTAGTTTCCCTGAATCTTCTTGGGTAGACAAAGACACTGGTTTTACAGTTAAAACTGGTAAGGTAGGGGGTACTAATGCGGCTACTTACACTGATACTTTTCCAGATGCTTTTGACCAAATCCACGGAGTAGCTCTTGCGTATCAATATAATTACGCGAATACAACTAATTATAACAACGCTAAAATACAGAACGTTAGTTCCTCCTCGGTATCTATCCGGTGTGGGGGATACGTGAGTGTGTATTACATAGCTACTGGCTATACAGCAATTTAATAAGGAATATTAATATGACAGAAATAAAGAAAAAATATGTGGCTTATGACCCCGAAACTTTCGAGTTTCGGGGGTTCTACTCCGAAGGTCGTAAGACTATGCCTACAACAGTTGCTGAAGTAGATAGTACGCTATTCCTGGAACATAAGGGGGAACATACACACTACTCCCCCGAAAGGGGTTTCTATACAGTAGTTGTAGAACTTACAGAAGAGCAGCTTAGGGAAGACTTTAAGTGGCAAAGGGAAATTGCTATTAATGAGTTAACGGTTGAAGTAGCTGGTTTAGTATATGATGCCGATGAAACTTCTCGAAGTAGAATAGCAGATACCATTGTTGCTCTAGAACCTGAGGAAGAAAACCTCTGGGTTCTTGCAGACAATAGTGTAGTAATGCTTTCTCGGGAGTCATTAGTAAGTGTTTTACGGGCTATAGGAAAAGCCCAGAATAACTTATGGCTGCAAAATTAAAGCCAGTTAGAGAAGTTGTCTTATTATAGGCACAAAAAAGCCCAGACTGTAACAGTCTGGGCTTTTCTCATTCTACTCGTTTACTAAATCATTTAATTTTTGCATTATATTATCTATGGTGAGCTCTTCACCCTGTAACCCCATTAAACCACCTATGTTACCTAATGTGTTTGATAAGCCTTGAATTTGCTTATTTGCGTCATATAATTCTACTTTTAATTCTTTATTTTCGTTTACGTTTTCGTTTTCCATTACTTCTCTCCTGTTGAGCCGAAACCACCACTACCGCGTGAGGTCTCTTTATTAAATTTATCTACATACATAATCTTCTTGTTAAAACAAGGGACTATAACTAATTGTACTACCCTATCCCCTCTAAAAGCGAGAAAAGGTTCATAGCCTTTATTAAAAAGCTCTAAAAAAATCTCCCCTTGATAGTCGGAATCTATAATACCCACGGTATTAGTCAACTCTATCCCTTTCTTTCCAGTACTAGACCTAGGCACTACAATACCTACGAATCCTGTAGGTATTTCAACCTTAACACCCGTACCTACTTTAAGCTTCTTACCTACAGGTATTAAAGTATCTGTAGATAGTTTTAAATCATAACCTGCGGAACCCTCAGTTCCTATTACAGGTTTTAAATCTTCATGTGCTACTATCATCTTAAGCATTCGCAAAACTCCTTCATTTCTTTTAAATTATTATTATCTGGAGATGCTATGGCATCTTCACAAAAGCCGGGTAAGTCCATCAGTTCGTAGTTCATTAGTATTAAGTCACCACTATTATTAATGTTCTGTACAAACTTTTGCTTACCATCTAAGGGAATTTTATCATAAATATCCATTGCAGAGCCATGCTCTCTTATTAGGTTATACGCGCGTTTAGCACCAACACCTTCAACACCTGCAACAGAGTCACCAGAGTCACCTTGAAGTACTTTAAGGCTAATAAACTGTTCTGGATCATCACAGCCATGTAGCTCAAAGAAATTATCAATAGTATACTCTTTCCTAGTTACAAAAGAGAACCTAGATACATCATCTGCTAGTAATAAATCCCAATCACCATCAGAACTTATTAACCAAGTATGTTTATACTTGTGCTTAGCTTCTTTTACTACATAAGCAGCCAAGTCATCAGCTTCTACATAAGAAAATCTTAACAATGGGTATTGTTGTTCTGCTAACTCTAGGGCTTTTTCATACCCCTCAAAGAAAGCCTCTACTTGTGCTTTTTCTTCTTCTGTCTGATCTTTATATTTATCTTTACGACCAATTTTGTAATCAGGAGATATATCTTTTCTAAACTTAGAGTATTTTTTATCTGCAAGCAATACTACTTGTTTTGCTCCGTAGCTTTTAGCAAAGGACTGTATAGTGCTAAGGTACTCGGCAGCAAAATCAGTCTTTCCTCGGTGTTTAAATCTAAACGCAAAGTTTAGACAATCAATTAATAATAAGTTTTCTAGTTCGGGGGCATTAGCTACTTCATCTAGCTCAAATATTCCAATCATATAAGTACAAGTTCCTCTATGGACTTAGCAGCCAACCACTCTGTAAATAGGTAGATATACACATCAACATATGTATCTCCCAAATCAGAAGTTAAGCTAAATCTGTTTAATTCTGGTAGCTCTTCGGCCACCGCTATTAGAGGTTTACCCCTATCTTTTTTAAATATTAGAGCTGGCTGACGTCTCATAGTTTCTGCTTCTCTAGTACACTGTTCCCACCACATATATAGATTATTACTTTTGGCACTTAATAAATTTTCCATAATAACGGAATCTTTAAAAGACTTACATTCTATACAATAGTAGTAGTGGTTAGTCAGACAGTACAGATCACCTTTCATAGCCCCTGCACCTGACATAGGTACTCTATCCCACTTAACACCACACTTATCTGTTAATAGGTCTCTGATTTGATACTCAAATCTTGACCCTTTCTGAGACTGTTTACTACTCATCTGCCCAATCTTTAAGAGCTTTCTTTGCCATAAATAGCTCCCCTTTTAGTTTTGTTATTTGAGCATCTATAGCTATTAGTACAGAAGCTACAGGAGCATTTATTCTAATACTAGAAGTATGTGTGTACTGGCAATCACTCTTAAAGCCCGTATCATAAGTGCACTCTACAGTATCTAGCAGTGATACCCTTTCCAGCTGTTCTCTGGCTTCTGCGATCATATACTTGATACTTACTATTTGTTTTGTAAGTTGTGTGATGTTACTATTCATTATCTAACCTCGATATATTATTTTCCTTAATAACACTAATAACATCTGCTAGTGGGTGTGTATACCCATGAGATACTACGATGCTATTTAGATTATTTTCTCTTAAAAGAACCTCTATAAGAGTATTCTTACCCTGTTCGTCTAGAACCGACACCACTTCGTCTAAAAATAATAAGTTAATGTCTACTTTACTAATAGAAGTCATAAGCTTTCTTACTGCTAATAATGTAGCAGTATTTACTTTGTTAAACTCTCCACTAGATAGCGATTTTATATCTACAGTGTGTCCGCCTTTATGCACTTTTAAAGCTAATTTGGTATCTTCAATTCCAAAACTTAGAGCAAACTCTCCGTCTGCTAGTACTTGTAGATACTTATTTATTAGCTCTTCAAATACTTTAACCATAGACTCAATCTTATAAGATATTAGACCCTTATTGCCCATAGCATTTGCAAGTACATCTGTTCTAGCCAGTAATATTTGTGCTTGTGACAGTTTAGATTCGTTTTCTGTTAGTTCTTCAGTAAACTTATTAAGTTGCTCTTTTTGGAACTCTATAGTAGCATTACTAGCTATAACTTTAGCGTTATCTTCTTGAGCTAACTTAATCTGAGACTTCTGAGAAAGTATATCGGTTTTAAGCTGCTTAATAGTCTTTGTTAATTGATCAAGATCTCGTAAGTCCGTAGGTTTTGTGCTATCTAACTTGGCAGCAGCATTATTAGATTGATTAGTAAATGTCTCATAAGATTTATACTTAATATTAAGAGACTTTTCAACCTTAAGTGCTTGAGTAGCTAACTCTACGTCAGCTGCTATACTTGTAACATCAGCAGTACGTGCGCTTAGGACAGCGTCAGCGGAAGCTAGCATCTCTGCTTTATTTCCAACTTCGAGTGTATGACCACATGCATGACAATTTTCTTTTATTGCAGCGACTATATCTCTATCCTTTTTAGCTATTTTCTCAGCCGCTTTTAATGCAGCGACTTTTGTACTTATTTCCTGACTTGCTGCTCTGGCGCTATCTAATCCACATGTGTTATCTACGGCTACGTCTACTTGATTAGCCATAACATTCTCATAATCTTGAATAACGGATATATTATATTTTACTAATGAGTTATGTTCGGTGATATTTGCAAGCTCGGATTGCTTAACCAAAAGGACAACTTCCTTATCGTTATCAAACTCAGGAACTATGCAGGGTTGTTGTACTTCAGGTATTAAGCTGTTTTTTTGTAACCACCCTTTAATAACTCCAAGCGCTCCTTGTACAGTAGCCACATCGTCCTTCGCTGACCTAACTGCCTCTTTAAGTGTTTTTTCGGCTTCGACATATTTTGATAATCCTAATAAAGAAATTAAAAATTTCTTTCGATTAGCATCAGTTGCACTTAAAAAGTCCAAGCTACTAACCATTGATTGATATACTAATTTAGTAAATGTACTAAAATCCATTCCTAACAAGTTTTCTAAATCTTTATATGTCTGGGTAGTTGTATGTCCAGAAACATCTACTCCATTTTTAAGTAATTTAACTTTAGTAATAGTATTAACTATTTTTTCCAGTCTATACGTGTCTTGATCAATAGTAAGCTCTACATAACCGCTGTATCCTTTAATATCTGTATATCTATTGGGTATGTCTGCTTTCTTAATGCCTCTTGAGTTTTTATTATATAACAGTTCTTCTAGTATGCCGGGTATGGAACTCTTACCATGTCCGTTAGGCCCTACTAGTTGGGTAACTGGCTCAGAAACTTCAAAGATATTATCTTCTCCATAACTAAACATATTATTAAACCCAAACTTATTGATCGTTATCAATTATTATATCCTTAAATAGAGTTATATAATCTTTTAGTTCTTCCATAGGAATTTCTTTGACTTCTACTAAAAATTCTGCTAACTCTTCAGCTATATCACCACTCATATTAAGTGTTGGGGGAGCTGATATATCTTTTGTAATTTTCTTATCTAATAACTCAGAATTCTCTACAATAGCTAATTCTTCTAAACTACCTTCCAACTCATATATTGTATAGTGGAACGTAGTAGCTACCATATCTATTGCCTTCGAGACTGTTTTTCTAACAAGCTGAGGTAAACACAACTCATACCACTGATGACTGTTGTTATCAGTGTCAATAATAAAATAGCCGTTAGTACCAGAAGGAATATTCCTATGAAAGGAAGTGCTAAAAGGACTACCAGGGTATAGAATATTAAGCTGGCTATTGGTAAAAGAATGTAGGTCTCCAGCAAATACTTTATCGTATGCATTAAATTTCTCCAAATCTACTTCAGGTTTAACATGTGGAGGTATTTCTCCACGCACGTGTGTTACAGCTATATCACTTTGAGGTACTCCCCAAGATTTATTGTGTAAGATGTTATACGGAATATAATCTATGCCGTCAATGGTTTCAAACTCTCGTACAACTCTAACATTTAAGTCTTGTAACATATCACTAATATGTCGGTAATTATCCAACTTTTTAGTGTCCATCTCATGATTACCCGCAATCATGATGATAGGTTTATGTATTTTTGATAAGAATGTGTACATCAAGCCTACTTCTTCTAGTGAAGGTTTTGCTACGTCCAAGAGGTCACCACCAAATATATGATAGTCACAATCAATATTATTTAATTCTTCAGCAAGCATTATAAATCTATTATATTGCCACTCCCTAGGAACATTCTTCTGACCTAACTTAATATGTTGATCAGCTGTAAAACATATTTTACTCATCTCGTAGATGTACCTTACAGCTTGAACATGTTACTACTACGTAACTTTCTAACTCTCTACAATTACCACGTTCTACTCGCTCACCTCGACTTGTAACTTCAAGTGGGTGGTTGCATACTAGCCTAGCTGCTCTTTTCAATATGTTGATTTTGTCTTTTTCTTCTTCTCTATCTTCATCAGCGTTGGCTATAGCATTATCATACTTTTTAACACTAAGCGTTTCTAACTTTTCCGCTTCACTCATTAAGATTGTTACTGCATCATCACTCATTCAATTCTCCTTATAAATGAAAAAACGGGACATATTGCTACGTCCCGTTAATGGAATTAATCTAATTCGTCAATTGCTTCCTGATCTGCACCAGCGGCAGATTCTTCTTTCTCACCTGAGATATGTTTCTCTAAGCGTTCAGATTGTGACTCGTAAGTCTCTTTAGGAAACAACTCTTCAATTGTTTTGATACCTTCAATCTTAGCTAGATCTTCTGCAGCCATTGGTTCAGACTTACATTTCAACTGCTGTAAAGTATACTCTACGTTGAAAGGTAGTGGACCGGTACTCTTACGGGTAACTGTGACCCAAGTTCCTGTATCTAAATCTGTAGGATCGAACTGTAATTGTTGTGCTACTGAAATAATATCGTTTAAGATACCTTTCTTAAGCTGTAGAACTTCAACTGCACCAGTTGCTTTGTTAATTACTTGACATTTGTAAGACCATTGACAGCGAATATCTTCGCCTTTAATATCTAAAACGCCTTTGTCACGAACAGCACATGGGTTTGAGTTTTCAAACTTCTCTGTAGAACGGTTAAACTGTAAAGCTTCGAATGGTAAGTCTTTACCGTTTGCGCCTTTTACCCAGTAAGTATAAGCAGGTAAAATTGAATCTGGTAAAATTCGGAAAGTATTCTCTCCTGTTACTAGTTTCATGTACTTAACTTCTGATTTTACTGCGCCGCCGTTTAACTTGTTGAATGAAATTGCCATCTATATATTTTCCTTTTTTAAAATAATTTTTGAGTTTGTTATAAGTGCTAGTGGGTTGCTTTTGATTACGTCAACAGATACCCATTCGGGCACTAGGTCAAGACTTACGTCTACCTCATTATTGTCTAAGTAATCGTCATAGCTACGAAGAGCACAAAGACCTAAGTATTCGGCCTTATGCTTATCGCTAACCCAAAAAGCGTCCACTAAGGCTTTTGGGTTTACTATAAAGTTTATACCTTCTGTGCTATCCCTATAATAATCCAACATTTTAGTAGGATCACCATGGGCTAACAAGAAGATTGTTTCGTATGTAAAGAACTTCATTTAATCCCTCACTTCAAGATATTATTATATCAACTTTTTTGATAATTGTCAAGAAGTTTTTTAATTTAATCTGGAAACTGTATTTGATTCCCTTCTTTAACTTCTGAAACTATTATATCGCTTTTTTAGGTAATTGTCAATAGATTTTTTAAATTATTATTCCTTGGAATTTAATATCCCAACCTTTTTCTATATAAAATTTCTTGCGACTGTTTCTGTGACGTTTACCAGTATTGCCGTCAAGTCCCATGTCTACTATAATGGGGGGTAATTTATCTTTGCCTTGTCGCATCACACGACCACATATCTGTTCTAGTAATGGTGCGTTATTAATGGGTGTTCCTAGTATTACACAGCTAAGGGCACTTACTGATACTCCCTCACTGAATATAGACTGTGTTCCCCAAAGTATAGATGCTCCTGAATCAGCAGCCTCCATAGCCTCAAGTATTTGTCGTCTTTCGGCAGTATCATTAATTTTGCCCGTGACCATAAGACTATAGCTCTCAGTCTGTATATGCCCCCATTCTAGTAAGTCCGTTCTGTCACATAAAACTAGTACTTTATGCCCTGCCTCTGCATACGCATCCGCTAGTTTAAGTATTTGACTACGATATACCTCATTATTAATTAATTCAGTAATCTTATTAGCCCAAGGTATAAACTCATTAGCACTTAGAGGAATACCCGTGTCCCATAAATGAGCCGTAGGCGCTATCGTATTTTCTTGCTTTGCAATAAATACATCCTGTCCGAAGTAATCGGGCAGAACACAATGTAATCCGTCTTTTCTTTCGAGAGTTCCCGATAGTCCTATCTTATGTGATGCTTTAGACGCGTTTAATGTATCTGTAAAAGTTTTGGCAGGACACCTATGTACTTCATCACAAATCAAAGTACCAAACATGTCTCCCAAGTCTTTCATCTTATTCCTAACAGTCTGTATATTTCCTACACAGATAACAGGTTTTGTGTCAAACTTGCCCCCGCCAATAATCCCTGGAGTAAACCCTAGATGCTTTTCAATTTCAGAAATCCACATATCACGTATAGTGGTAGTAGTAGTAATTATTAAAGCTTTCTTTTGAAACTTATGTATAAGCCCCAAACCTGCTATAGTCTTACCCCAACCTACCTTAGCATTTAGCAAACCATTCTCAGATAAAAAATCTATAGATTCTTGCTGGTTCTCCCTTGGTGTAAATAAAGGGTCAGGTATTACTACCTCAGCTTTAGTACGTTTATCTATGATTTCATAATCTTCAGGAATCATATCCAGTCTTCCACTGGGTATAGAGACTACCGTATTACTAATTCTAATCATATTTCGTATAACTAAAGGATATGGAGAGATAGGTTCTTGACTTATTTCGTATGTCAAGGCAGACATTAGTTCTAAGTCTAGTTCCGACCCTTTTTCACAATTTAAGTAAATTCTATTGCTTAATACTGCCTTGCTCATATTTTCTTCCTAGTATTAGGGACTCTATCATTAATTAAATTAAATAACAAGTGCCTATTGCCCATTTTAACTACTTGAGCGTATTTATAATTGCCTTGAGATACTATAAATTTAGTAGACAAGCCCTTGACCTCAATACCCCAACTGCCAGTAGGAGTTCTCCAGTTACTAATAATAGGTAAGCATTGTACTTCATAAAATTTAGTAGGCTTCCAAGTAACTACTCCGCCCGTAGAGTCAATAAACTTGCGGCATTTAGTATTTATTAACTGGCTTAGATTTTCTATTCTTTTATTTATAGGATATAGATCATACGGTAAAATAATACTAAGTAAGTCCATTCTTCTTTCAGAATATTTATTAGCCCAAGGAAGAATAGTGTCTAACACATACTTATTAGTATGTGTTATAATTATCTTATAAACACCCTCTTCTGTGATGTTTACATATTTACGCATCTCATAGAGGGGGAAGTTAATCACGACACAGCCGCAAGATCTGGGAACATTTTATCAAGCTTACCACAAGAGTAATCCCTAGAACCACCAATTTCTGAGTCTTGCTCTATACCAACTGGAGTGTTAGGAATAGAACAGCCTCTTGGCTTCTGGATGTGTCTGCAAAGAATTTCTAAGTATTCATCTACTAGATCTTCTCTAACCAAAGCTACAACACTATCGTGTACTAACGCAAAGATTTCAACATCTAGGTTTTTCTCAAGAATTTCAGTATCTGCACCAACAGCGCCCATTAATAGATGATCTGAACTAACAGACTGAATTATTGCATTAAAACCTGATCTAACCTCACCAGCAGCAATACCTCTATCAGAAGAATTGATGTTATGCAGTCTACGTTTACGACCAAAGTGATTATAAATAAATCCTTGTGATTTAATTTCTTGATGACAATTATCAATCCAACGCTTAAGTTTCTTAAACTTATTAAAATAAGTAGTAATATATTCTTTAGCATCATCAGCAGTACAACTAGCCAACTGACCTACTTCTAAAAAGGCTTCATTAACCGCTTCTGCAACTTTCTTAGGACCAGAGCCGTATAAAATACCGAACGAGATAGCTTTTGCTGCTTGTCGAAGTGCTGGGTATAGCTTTTTAACTTCTGCAGGCTCACATGCCATACCAAATACCATATGTGCAATGTTACTATGGAAATCTGGATATTTATCAGGATCTCTAGTCATGTTGATAAATACTTGTTGCATAGCTTTATCTCCCGACAATACCGCAGCATAATAAATCTCAGCTGTTGTTAAATCGGCAGCAACTATTTTATACCCTGGAGGAGCAACAACACAACCTTTAATTATTGGATTATCTCTAGGTAGTTGTTGCATATTAAATTTACCAGAAGAACTAAGTCTGCCAGAAGTAGTAGAAGTCAAGTTAAAACCTGTACGTACTTTTTGATCTTTATCAATAACTGGCAACAGTTTATCAATGTATGTGGAAATTAATTTGGTTTTCTGTCTAATATCTAGTATTAGTTTAGGCACGTGATTAATCTCACCTAATTCTTTAAGAACCTCAGAATCTGTAGATATTGCGCCTGTACCCGTAATTTTACCTGTAGGAGCTAACCCTATGTAATCAAACAATAATTTACGTAATTGTGGTACTGAATTAGGATTAAATACTTCACCCTGATCTTGTTCTAATTGAGATATTTCTGGTACTTCATACAACTTAGTTTTTAAGTCCATAAGCTCTAGGGATAATAACTCTTTTGCAACTTCTAGGCGGTTTCTATTAATAGGAATACCTCTAGCTTCCATTTTAGTTAAGAAATGTAGTGCTGGTAGCATCATATCGTTGTAACAATCTAATAGTTTTTTATTCTTTTGTAAAATAGGATAAAACTTGTAATATAACTGTAAAGTAGCATCTGTATCTTTTGCTGCATATAACTTTATAATGTCCCACGGAATTAGATCATAAGAGAAGTCTCCCACTTTCATACCATGAGTTTTACAGTATTGTCTTTTAAACTCATCCAACTCTCTATCGTAATCACCTAAAGTACCATACTTCATAGTTAAAGATTTTAAGCCGTGAGTACCTTGACGTTCATCTAATAAATAATGAATAATCATAGTATCGTGTATATCTCTACCTATAAATTCAATATTAAAATGGTAGGTTAAAAAGTGCATGTCGAACTTAGCGTTATGTAGTACTATACGTCTTGTATCTACTATTTTCTGCATTAAGTCAATACATTCTTGGTCAAAAGCATCAGCATCCATATAAACACCTTGATCAACTCTGTGTGACATAGAAACGCCTAAGATAAAACCATCTCTAGCAGCTAACGCGCTAGTTTCTGTATCTAGACCAATAACATCATACTTTTCTGTTTTATATACTTTATTTAGATACGCCTTGATACTTTCTGTTTCTTTGAAAAACTCATAGTGTCTTGGTATTTCTTCTACTTGTTTTTCCATAATGACAGCATGTATGCTTTGTACTGTTTGGTCAAATACAGGTTTGTTTTCTGGTTTAAAGGCTAACATAGCAGGGCTAATACTTGCTATAAACTTAACACCTTCAAACTCTGGTTTAGGTGGAGTTAACTTACCAGAATAATCAGTTACAGCAGTAGCTTTTGTAAACATTTTTAATGCTTCAGATCCTACCAATATTACGTAGTCATAGTTTTCGGGTATAAAATCTACTCCAATTTTTAAATCTACATCACGCTTTAGTAACCTATCAACTTTTTTGCTTGATAGGTTATATATAGTTAAGTCTGAAAGATTATACTGTCTTTCATATTTAATATTACTTGGCATTTTCTGCACTACTGCTATTTTCATTCTGTAATACCTTCACAAATTTCTAGTAACTCTGGCTTGGATTTAATACTTATTTCTTCACACAGCTCTGTACCTGACAACTCTGCTGAAAACACAGGTCTGCCCAGTACTTCTTCAATATACTTATGCATATCTCCCATGTCACCTAGTAGTATTCCTGTGTACGCACCTATTACTGCTGCTTCTCGTTTATTCATTTAGTTATTCTCCTAATTATTAGATTATATTATACATGGTTTCTAACCATTTCGCAAATACTTTTTTAACGTATTTATGTACTGATCAGTCATAGTAGCAGGGTCTTCTCCCTCTTCAAGAGGTATGTTTTCTACTAGTAATTCTGTTTTATGTTTTATCATTTTTTCTATGTTCTCTGCTGCACTACGTCCTGCAGCATCCCCATCCATTAGTAGGTATACTTTCTGTAATCCTGCCAACATATAGGGCATTAATAAATCTTGTATAGTATCAAATGTAACACTTTTAGTTCCAAATATAGTTACTGCATTGGTTAACCCTTTGCCGTGTAAGTATAATGCATCTAATAAGCCCTCAGTTAATATTATAGAACCTTCTATCATTTCTATTTTATTTATTGCAGGATACCAAGGTAAACTAACATTAGAAGGGTACATCAAGTACTTAGGCTTAGCGTCTGTTCGCATAAATCTACCTTGAAACCCCACTATAACTCCCCGATTATCTGATATTGGGAATACAATCCTATCTTCCATACCTATAGTACTTGTGGTATGTGCATCAAACTTGCTCATTATATGTGCAGGTATGCCTCTAAACATTTCGTTAATAAAAAAGGCGTCTGGAGAGATTTCGAATCCTGCCCATGACGCCTTCCTTAAATCCGTTATTACTTCTTTGATTCCAGTAACCCTAGAATTAAAGATATTTCTGTATCTATTGAATCTTGTAAATACGTTTCCTTTGTACCCACAACCCAAACAATGATACTTTCCGTCCTCACGGTCGATACGCATAGAGGGGTTTTCATCTTCATGTTCAGGGTTAAAACACTTAACTAGTAAGTCTTTTCCTTTGCTATGAAATCTGATGTCTTTATCATTAAGTAGCTTTTCTACTTCTGTCATAATAAGTCTCCCTCTCTAGCCTCTTCTTTTTTAAATTGTGGAGTTGCCTCCACAGCTTCTTCTCCGTCCATGTCCTCTAAATCAATCTCTGTGGGATCAATAGTTAGAGTCTTCCAGTCCATCCGAAGTCCATACTTTCCATCGTCCTTAGCAGAACGAGATTTAGTAGTTTCTAGTGCCATAAGTCCTGATTCTTTATCCATTATTTGAATAAGTTGAGCCAAATCCGCAGCATCTAGTATGCCTTTAGCAAACCTAGTACCACCATTGTCGTCCATCTGATAAGGAGATACCAAACATACGTCATTTTTTCTTGCTTGATTTTTTAGTAGTTTACCTAATGTAATCTGGGTTTTCCAGTCATAAGGGTCTGCTCCAGGCTCTAAAACTAACTGATTAATGTAATCTACTACAACTAAAGTTAATAAGTCTCCATACCTACTTTTATAGGAAGATACTTTTACATCTAATGTGGAGATTGTCAAGTCTCTATCATCTAGAATTATAATACGACCCTCATCTTTTTCTTTACAAGTGCTTTGCAGCTCGTCTTGAAAGTCAAATACGTTAGGTTCTGTATTAAGAATAAAGTGTTTTTCATAAACCTTATCCCCATCTATAAATAGAGATGCCATTACTTGTGCTAGTTTTACATTATCTTCCTCAGTAAGCTCATCTTTTCTCAGCTTAGAAAATTCTACTTGAGCGAGTACACATATTATACGATGCCAACACTCCTCAGCAGTCATTTCTATAGTTGCATAGATAGATACATTGCCTTGCTTGTGTTGTTGTGCTATTAAATTAGCGCAAAATACTGACTTACCACTACCACGCTTACCCCCTAGTAGTACAAACTCTTGTCTGTAATAACCACCTGCTTCGTAATCCCAAGCATTACAAATACCACACAACATTTTAGCTTTAGCTAATGCTTCTGCTCGTTTGAATACGGGAATACTTTTTGCTGTAAATACAACATCTGATGTAGTTAATGTCTCTTCTAGTTGGATAGGTAAATAAGCTAACTTATCTAGTAATTCGTGTCTACCTAGTAATGATATATCTTGTAGTAATTCGTCTAACATATCCAAAGTAACATTCTGTGCACTTTGGTTTGCTAGTTCGTCTATTGCTACTCTTATATCAACATCTTTAGTGTCTATTAAAGAAATAGATGCTATAGCTGATAAAGTTTTTCTGTCTCTGCTTCTGAATACTTCAAGTTCTTGCATACTAGGGATTTGTCCCTTAGTATCATAAAATTCTTTAATATGTCTTAAAACAGCTTTGAATGTGTTAGTAAAATAATCTGGTTTGAGTTCAGAATATGAAGATAGTGCTAGCTCTTTATTTTCTTCGGTTAGAAGGAGCTTTATAGTTACGCCCTCTAAATTCACGTTATCACCTCGATGTATCTTGGGAAGTAATTTATCATCTTAGTTCTCCCCTTATAAACAAAAAAGGATGGCGAAAGCCACCCTTAATTTACATCAATTCATTACGCTGTTTTTTCATCTAACTTAGCACGTTTTGCTGCACCATCATAGTCTGCACAAGTAAGACCGCGACGACTTAAAGTAGATTTGATACCACGTTCAGTTTTATCTGTAGTAGCTTCAACTAAATCAGCAACAGTCATAGAGGTAATATCTAGACCGGCTAAGAAATCAGAAGTTTCTTTAGCGTTGCTTGTTTCTTGCTTAGGCATAGCAACAATTTCATTGCCACGTAGTAAGCTAAGAGCTTTACCACGAACACTTGCTAAAGGCTTACCGAATGCTTCGGCTAATGATTCCATAGAACCGCCAGCTTCAACGATGCTGATGAACTGAGCTTCTTCTGCTTCAGTGTATGTACGTGGAGCTTTTACTTTCTCAGCTTTGCGTACGTGACTAAACAATTCCATACTTAGTAATTTACCTTGAACTTGCTTAGCATTGAATGTTCCGCCTTCAAAAGATGCTGCGATCTCTGCATAAGTTAATGAGCCTGAGTTTGCTGTTACAAGGCTAGTAATATCTGCTTCTTGAGAGTCAGTCCAAGCTGAAGCTTTAGGAGCTGCTTTATCTACTTCGTAATCCATTTTACGTAATTTTGCGCCTACAGAGCGAGAAGTAGTTTCTAAGTCTACTGCGATTTCTGTTAAACGATCTTGTGATACTGGTTGAGTGCCACCTACTAATTCTACTAAGCGGGCTGTGTTTACTTCATTCCAATTGATTTTTGCTGACATTTTTTATTCCTCTAATAATTCTTTTATAGTTATAACGGGTATTCCGTTTGTGATTGCTTTTTTGTAAGATGAACCAGTTGTTCCATCTTCACATATTAAGTGTGTAACTGCTTTAGTTACTGAGGACTTAACCTCATAACCTTGAGACTCTAGGAATAATCCTGCTTCACTTCGGTTTTTAAAATCATTCAGTTTGCCTGTTATACTTATAACGTAACCGTTAGTAGGTACTTTGGACGTCTGATTTTTTATTGTTTTAAAGTAAACTGACCAACGAGATATAGTATCTGCATTTGCGTCAATCCACTCTAATAAGTTTTTAGCTGCTTTGTCACCGATGCCTGAGAGGATGCACATATCATATGTAATTGCCTCGATAGTATCGAAAGCTAGTTTTCTCATTGCACCGTCCCCTACAAGAGGGATAGAGACAGCAGCTAAAAAATCGTTTGGAGATATACCCTGGTCTACTCTAGTAGTCACTACATCGTACAACTTACTTGACATATGTGGTGAAAATCCTCTAGAAACGAGATCCTCAGGAACTAACTCTAGTAAATCATTGAACTTTGTCAATTCTGCTTTATCTAGTGTAGCTTCTCCAAAGCCCTTCATTTTCAGCTTCTTACAAAAGTTTTGTAATCTCTTTGTGGACTGTGCAGGACAATCATCACTATTCCGACAGAATAATTGATCGTTCACTCGCTCTAATTCACTTTTGCAAGATGGGCATGTTGTGGGGGCTATAATTTTCATATTAATTAATTTCTCTTGTTGCTTTCCTAACTTCTGAAACTATTATATAGTTTTTCATTTCAAAAGTCAAGATTAAATTTAATATTTTTGTCTGGAAGCTGTGTTGTTTCAGTTTTCATTAGTAAACCCTACCAATAATCTTAGGTATGATCTCACCAGATCGAATAACTTCTACGGTACAACCTAGTTCTAAATCTAAGGCTTCAATGTAAGCTATGTTATTTAATGTTGCTCTAGATACTAAAGCTTCGTTAATAATAACTGGATCTAACAGAGCTACTGGAGTTACCTTACCAGATTTACCTGTCTGCCACTCGACACCTAAGATAGTAGTCTGCACAGATTCTTGCTTTTCTTTCCAAGCTATTGAGCCACGAGGAAACTTATCAGTAAAGCCAGCCGCATTAAAAGCAGCATTATTACCTAATCGAAAAACAATACCGTCTGTAGGATATATACTTGACCAGTTTGCATCTTTATCTAAAATAGTATTGAAACCAATATTAGATACTTCTTCCATGTCAAAGATATAGTTATGTGACCAACCCCAACGGTTTTGAGAAATCTGTACATTGTAGGCAACAAATCGCATATTTCCATCAACTTTACGTTGTTCCCAAGTAGAAAGATCTCTATGACCTAGTGCACCACTAGCATAGTTACGAGAATTCTCCATATCTTTGCTAGCAACAACTTCGCCAGTAATCTGTGTAGGTTTTGTACATGGTATATTAGTTGGAATACCTAAAGTAAGTATTTTTGCAGAAATATCTCTGCCCATTATACCATCACCACGAGTTAGCGCATGTTGAAACTTACCGTCAACATATAAGATAGATACTGCTGCTCCGTCTAGTTTTGGAGTTTCAACACAGTCACGTTTATTTAAAGGTAAAGCACCGTCTACATCGTAGTGCTTTTTAAGAGAATACATACGGTACATATGCTTTATATCTCCTGAGCCATTAATAGATTGACCGTGAATAGCTTCTAAGGCATCGAACTCTTCATTAGAAATGATAGGTTCTCCGTCATAGTATGCTTTACTCGCTTTCTCCATGAAGATCTGTACTGACATTTTTGGCTTCCTCGATAACTGATGTAAGAACTTCTGCGTCACTAAGTATGTCTGAAAAGGCATTATATAGTCTTGCAGTAGTGTGTAATTCATAAGGCATAGTAAATCCATTATTGGTAGGGGCAAACTCTCCTTCAAAGTCTACATACCACTCACGGACACCAATATAGAGCTTATCTCTAAACTCAGAAATAGTAAATCTATATTGTATTCCTTTAACCTCATTTTCTAGTATAACTGTTTCTACGAGATCAGCGTGACCCTCGTATTTTTCATTAGACTTAGCGATCGTTTTTCAGTACGGCAGACAAAGGAGTCAATTTCTTGATTTTGTCGTACGGGATCCTAAGGGGGGAGTTATATCGCCAATTCCATAATAACACTTCACCATCTGTTGGCTTCATGTTACGCATTCTTTCTTGGATATAGGGTATGTCTAGCTCAATAGTACATACCGCGAACGTAACAACATTGCTGTCACGTTTTTGGTAGTATATGTGAAAGTCACCCATTTGCTCAGCTTTTTTATCGAAAAGAACTTTCTGCATGGGCTATCTCCTAGCTTACGGTTGGTTGCAAGATACCTGCGAAGTACATTGCTGCTTTACCTGTCATTTTATCTAAAATATCATCTTGAATAGCTTCTTCACCTGCTGCTGAGATGATTAGCTCTTTAAGCGTAGCAATTGCTTCTGCTTTGTTTACTCGCTTAGTTCCGCCTTCTTTTGAAGCAGATTTTGGAGCTGCTGTTTTCTTAATATAAACTTCTGCTTTATTAAGAATCATACGTACACCATTTACAGTTTCTTCGTGAGTTTCTGCAAGTTCTTTAACGATCTCTACTGAAGCAGCTGCTCGGTCGATATCATTGTCATATTCGTTAGCCATAGTATCTGAGTATTCTGAAATTACTAAAGCGCGTTTTTCGTCTGTCCAAGCCATGTTGGTATTCCTATTGTTAAATTATTCTCTTATTGAGAAAGTTATTATACTTCGTTTTTTGATATTTTGCAAGAAGTTTTTCAACTTCTTTCATCTAACTAAATATTCTCTAGTTGATAAAGATATTATACTTCGTTTTTTGATATTTTGCAAGAACTTTTTTAGAATAAAATAGCCGTCCGAAGTTCTTTGACGACTAAACCTTTATGCTTACAAAAATCTTTACGCTCTATAGGGGTTATTAATCTTTCTAGGAATTTTAACATTATTTTTTATCACCTTTATTAGCTGCTCTTAATGTATTTGCTAGATTGTGTTGTACTTCCTCTAGCTTCATATAATCTTCAAACGCTGCTAGGTTCACACCCAACTCTTCTAAGTGTTTCAAACAGCCTAACTCTACAGGAGATTGATAAGATTGCTCTTGCAAACCATTGCCCAGTACTTGTATGCGATAAGCATTCTTATACTTACCTTTAATCTGTGCAATACAACCATACTTAGCTGACCATACATATTGTCCATCATCAAAAGATTCTGACATACATTGGTCTGGCATTAGTGGTGGATGTAATGGGTCAATCTTTCCGTTAAAGCGTAACATAGCTCCATTCTTTTCTAGATGATCTTTGATTACATCAGTACTACGATAATGTGTATCTGATAGCTCTTGTAATCCGTAGCCATTTAAATAATCAGTAATCCACATGACAACTTCATCCTTGCTGACTGCTGTTTTACGTTTCTTTGAGCGTTGAACTTTATCTACTTCTTTCTTATCTAAATATTCTTCTACAAGACGACTCATTACTGAGTTGCTTTTAACGCCTAAAATATCACAAGCTCCTTTTTTGGTTCCACCACCCTCTAACCAGTCTATAGCTTTGATGTAGTGTTCTTCTGTGATGTTATTATATATTTTACGCTTTGCCATGATTGTATTCCTTAAATTTCTTATAATATAAATTATGTTCTGTATGCAAGCCACAAACTAAATCACCCATTAAAGGGATGATGTGGTCTACGTGATGACCCTGAGGTGTGCGCTTGTAAATACTAGCCATATTATCTGAGTCTGTCCAGATAGGTATTGACTTATTAAATCTGTTGTCAGCACAAAGCTTACAAGTACTGACATAAAACTGTGTTGAGCTTTTGGTGGTTTGACAAACAGAACAACGCTTAATACCAGAGATTGAAAGTAGTTCTGATACACAGGAAGTAGGTAGTTTGCTATCACATATCTGAGCAAATAAACTCCTAGTAGTGCCTAATAATTTACTAGCCTGATGCTTTGAAGAAGTATTTAAAATACTATATACTAATTCAAAAGCTGTAAGCTCACCATAAACTAAACAAGACTGTGTATAACCTAGATGATCTAGTACGTTTTGTGTTATTTCTATTTGCCGCATTATTATAATATCTCTACATTAATTACGCGATCATATCTAAAAGATCGCCATGCTTCCGCAACTAAATCATATACTACACAAACCTCCGAATTTTCAGAGATTGGCTGAGTAGTTTCTGGCAATAAGTATTCTGCTAAAGTACATTCCATTATACGTAAAGTACCATCTGCTTTTGTAAAAGTAACCATTACAGATGCTATGTCCATGGCGGCTTTAACGTGTATCCAATTAATCATTATTATTTCCTCAATTCAAATTATAAGATATTATAGCAAGAAATCTGATTTCATGCAAGAGATTTTTTTCTTTAATCTGGTCAAGTACCCGTCCCAATCTTTTATTTTTTGTTTAGGAGCAGTTATAAGTTCAAAATATTTAAAATTCTTAACAACATATGATGGAAATATTCGACATATATCTTGATAATGCTCATTTTTCTCAATTGGAGTAGGTTTTCTTTTCCAGTTATGTTTCTGTTTTTCTTCTTGTTTAGCTCTAGTTTTAATAGAAACTTTTGATTGATCTTTGAAAGACTTCATATGATCGTATTATCCTTTTGCGAGAAATTTGCCCCGCTATTTTATTCAGTGATTAAAAAAGAGACTATAAGTCTCTTGATTGTTCTTGATGTTCTTTTAGTTCTTCTGGTAATTCAACGCCTGGAGTTATGTTACAGTACTTCTTATACCATGCTATAGCATTTGTAATAGGAGATTTTTCTAAATCTTTATTTTCCTTAATACCACAGCGTCTTAGAATAGAGTTAGCTTTGAATAACCCACCAGCGATAGACTCTCCTGTTGCTAAGTAAAATTTATACCCATCTTTTGTATTTAGTAACTCAGACAATTTCTTAGCATTATTAAGTGATAGAATATACCAAAACTGTTTGAATACCTTATTTAAGTATTCTGCCCTAACATCTGGCTTTTCTTCTAGATACCTCTCACAATCTTCCCACGATAATTCATCTTCTATATCATAATAGTATTTAATTGTTTCCTTTACTTGGAAAGCATCATTATGTTTAGGTATGATCAAATTGGGGGCAGACATAAGTATTGCATTTATTCTCTGAATCTTTGCCTCGTCCCTAGATTCAGTATCTAGTGGACTGTCATATGCTTCATCTTCTACTTGGATAGCTGCACCTGCCTCTACTAAGTAATAATTAAACGTAGCAATATAAGTACGATATTCTCGTTCTCTGCGAATTGACATCATCTGCCTAGACTTGGTAGTAAAACCCGTGTCTAAAGTAACTCCTGAGTACCCAGTAGAGTATGACTTCATATTTCTAAAGAAATAGTGTATATGTTTAGGCTCTCTTTCTCGCATCATAGCTTGATAACGCATATTTGGTGTATGGTTTTCTGAAGTAGTAAGTACGAAAACAGTGTCAAAGTAATTAAAGTCAACACCATTAGTAATACTAGGACTACATAGTAACGTATCTATTTTTTGATTATTAAGAGCTTTGGTTGTATTATTAATAATATCAGTAACATCATCATCTCGCTTAGAGCTAGAGTGTACTACTTTAATTATCTTTTCTGGAAATCTTCTCTCTAGTGCTACTAAGTATTCATTCAAGGCTTTTGGTGAAGAATCAGATACTAGTAAACATTTATCCCCAATATCTATACATTCTGCTAAAGCACCCCATAAAGAACTTTCTTTTTTATGTTGCGTTGCTTTAACATTTTTAAGGTTTTGTCTTTTATGATCTATTCTATTAAGAGTTCTATTACCCTGCATTAAATCCACATAACAAGCTACAGTTTCTTCACTAATATCACCATCACTAATTACTACTCTATCAGTATTTATTAGTAAGTCACCCAATATTTCTATTATCTGAGCTTTGTCCTCTTCTTTTATTATAGAAGCAAACAACAAATTATTCATTAAAGAATCTGCTTCATCTATAAACATAAAATCAAACTTCATTCCTTTAATTTTTTTAAGAGAATGCAGCGTTCCAGATAATCTATTAGATTTACCACTAGCAAAGTCTAATCTTGCGGTATCTTGCCTAAAATCTCCAGCCTCAAATCTTATAGCATTAGATTCTACAAGAGCAGCCGTATCTGTTAGTGCAAGAAACTTACCTGGCAGTCTTCCTGCTTTTAACCAAGAAGCTATAGTATGTGTTTTGCCAGTACCTAAAGTTGCCTTTAAGAACGTAACAGAATCATTAGGAAGATCTCTATCTATATCAAGAAACTTTTCTTGAGAGCCACCACTTATTGATTTTAATTTTAAGCCCTTACATTCTTCAGGCAAAACCCTAACAGAACACGCTTTTATATTATTAGAAGCAGAGATCTCACCTTGAGAGATATAATCTTCAGACTCCCCAGGTCTTATACTTTCTATGATAGGTACTAGTATTTTTCTAAGAGATCTTAAACAAAACTGTTCTTGCATAGCTCTGTGATACGTAGCGATTACTGCAATTCTAAAACCTCTATTAGAACTCTCCCAATTAGCCAACCTATCAATCTTTAACTCTAGCTCTTCTGGAATTTCTAAACTACCCTGTATATTAAGGATATATCTATTTCTTTCCGAAACTGAAGCTTGTATAGGTTTAACATAAGGACTATAGCTATCAGGGACATAAGAACTATTACCATACTGATAAAACGTTCTATTATTTTTGAAGGGATCCATTTTAGGGTTTTCAAAGATTGGGTACGCTGTGTAGTGTGCTTGTACTGTGTGATACAGTGCAGGATCTACTAAATTAGCTTTATTTTCCACAGTCTTTTTATACGCACTATTAACATGATAAAACATGTTTCTCAACTGAGACTGTGAAAGCTTATCATAGTTTCGTATCCACATATGTAGTTTAATGCTATCACTAAAACCCGCAGACGAAGAAGCCTGAGCAATAAAGCCCATATCATCTGGAAACATCTCAGGGTGGCATGAGTGTAGTAATTTTATCACGTACTCACCCTGTGCTTTTAAATCTGTAGCAGATATGTATGAGGGTCGCGGTATTTCATCTATGTCCATAGCTACAATATTACTAGGAACTTCTTCCACAAAAGCAGCTTTTCTTGGCACCTTAGCGCCTCTAGTATGTGCTGAGTATTTGTGACGTATGACTAGGGATTTAGAATCTTTTCCAAGATGTTCTAAAATAGGCAACAACGCCTCTAAACTGGAAGGTTCCAAGAACTCTCCTAGCTTAAAAATTCGTGGATAGCTTGCTTTGCTTTTACTACCGTCTCTTTTTATAATTTTGGTTAAATTTAAGTTGTCAATATCTACGCGAAAATAATCACCAGAACTATTAACATCATTATAATCACACGCATGTAATACTGTTAAAGACATAGTAGTTCCTTAACACAAAACATGTTGTAGGTAGTATCTTTATCAATAAGGCACTCAACAAAGAAGTCCCCCATATTCATTTGCACTTGATTGTTTAAAACCAAATCGTGAATTATATTATCTATGGTTCTATCTGCAAATTCCTCGGCAGATTCTCCATCAAACTCGTTACCTCCAACTAAGGAGATCCACCTAGCTTCAATATACTTTCGTACTTCTATATTAATAAAAAGCTCTATGTCGAAAATATCAACATTAGAGGTTTTATCATATATAGTAAGAGGCTTTTTATTGACTAGGTAGTACGCTTCGTATTTTTTATTACGAGCATCTTGTATATTATAGTGCATTTATATTTTCCTGTTGTTTTTTAGATTATATTAGTTGTTTATACGATAACGTAGCATTAGTAGCGTAAGTCCTCGGCAACACCGGATAGACCATCGACTGTACTAAAAGAAACACATTGCTGTGCCAACACCCTCAGATTAATGTCCCAATTAAGACACTCCCGCGGTTAAACGTCCACTTCACCAGACGATATGTTTATTCTGAACTATTAAGGGTAATTAAGCCTTTGTCGTTCTTGCGCAGGTTCACTAGCCCACTGCTATTAACTATTCGGTTCCCAGATCCTACCCTCCAATTACAAAAAGGAGGCACGCCATATCGCGCTTAGAACTGCTCAGTATTAAATATTCTCTAAGTAAGAAATTATTATATAACATATATAGAAAAATGTCAAGCTTTATTTTAATATTTATAAAAATGACCCAGTAGAGTACTTTTATTAATTAATACATATTATATCAAAAACAAATCATATTGTCAAATATATTTTTAACTAATTAAATCCTGCTACCAGACGACCTTATAAAAATAGGCTTGACATTACGCACACTTGTGTGTATAATATATATTCAATCACTTAAAGTTAGTTGTTTAACCACAAAAAGGAATATAACTTGTCAAGAACTAAGAGAAAAGAAAAGCCAAGAAAGAACCATAAAAAGAGCGAAGTAGTATTTAGTAGTAAAAAGAAACACGATGAACTACAAATATGGAACAAGCCGGCTTTAGTCCCCAAGAATAAGAGACAAGAAGAATACATTAATGCAATAAAAAATCAAAAGATTATTTGTAGTACAGGTGTAGCAGGATCGGGCAAATCATATATAGCCTCAGTAATGGCAGCAGATATGCTTGTAGATTCTTCTAGTGCAATAGAGAAAATAGTAATATGTAGACCCAACCAGATGGAAGGTACTCAAAGCATAGGATTACTACCAGGAACATTGGAAGAAAAGCTAGCCCCATGGCTCCAACCAATTATTGAGACATTAAAAGCACGTTTAGGTAATGGGCATTTTGATGCTTACGTTGCTAATGGTAAGATAGAGTTTCTACCCCTAGAAATGATCAAAGGTAGAACATTAAACAATACATTCCTTATTGCGGATGAGTCAGAAGATATAGAGTGGCCGGTGTTAAAAACATTGCTACTACGTATTGGTCTAGATAGTAAAATGATTATTGATGGGGATGTTAGACAGACTAGTATCAAAGCCGCCTCTGGACTACAAAAATTGATGGATCTTGGTAATGAGTACTACTTACCAGTTGCCTTTGTTGATTTTGAGTCGTGGGAAGATCATTGTGTAAGATCAGACGAGTGTAAGCTTTTCGGACAAATATTTGAAGAAGCAGGAATATAAGATAAAGAGCCCAGGCCTAACCGCTTGGGCTTTTACGTCTAAAAAACAAATTGACAAAAGATAGAAAATTTAGTATAATAGTTTTAATAAATAAATAGGAGAGAAAATGATAGTAATAAAGAAAGACAACACACACGTATCCTTTGATACAGGCAAAGTACGTAATTGGGTAGTGTGGGGAGTCAGGGAAGTAAAAGATTTACAAGAACGCATCAGTATGGAATATACAATTCTTACTGAGACTTTATCACGCCTACCAGAACGTGTTACAACAGAAGAAATTCACCAAGTAATGATCAATGTTTGTCTTGATAAAGAAGAAATGGAATATAGTAGAGTTGCGGGCAAATTAGAGCTAGCAAGCATTTATAAAAATCAAGAACGATTATTGGGATTATATAAGCCCCAAACAGCAACCTTTAGTGAAGTCCTAGATATTATGGAATCCAAAGGTTTGTGGAAAGGTGAGTGGTTAGAAGATGAAGCATTATTCGATCCTAAAATTGATGATTGGTTAATAGAACTAGAATCTTATGATCTTGAGTTTTGGACAGTAAAACAGTGGAGTGACAAATATTCACTAAGCATTGATAAATTAGCAGTTGAAACCCCTGCAATTGGTTGTTTAGGTATCGCAATAGCCTATCATGGGGTTACAGATTTAGCTTTTGAAGTTGCTAAAGATTTAATCACTGCTAAACTAAACTTGCCTACTCCCGCATTGAATGGCTGTCGTAATGGTAACTTTAATAGTATTTCTTGTTGTTTACTAGAGGGTGGAGATAATACTGAGTCTGTAGACGTTGCGGAATTCATCGCAAGTCAAATGACAAGCAAGAAAGCTGGCATTGGTATTACTCTAGATACTAGATCTAAGGGCGACCCTGTACGTGGTGGAGAAGTTACACATTTAGGAAAACAACCACTATACAAAGCTATTGAAGCAGCAGTTAAAAAATATACTCAAGTAACTCGTGGTGGCTCAGCTACTATGACTTTTAAAGCTATTGACCCAGATATAGAAAAGATCTTATTATTTAAAACACAGAAATGTGATCTAGCAACTCGTGTAGATAAGATTGATTATAACTTTGCGTATAACGACGCTTTTGCTAAAGCAGTTCTTTTGGACGAAGATTGGTACTTGTTTAGTAAGTATTGGGCACCAGATATCCATGATAACTTTCACAGCGAAAACTATGAAGATTATGTTCGTGCTGAGTTAAAGAAAGGTACTCCACACACAAAAGTAAAAGCAATGGATATAGTCAAACAGTTTGGTGCTTCTCGTGGTGAAACAGGTCGTATGTACTGCATAAATGTTACAACCACCAACAAGCACACACCATTTATTGATATTATTCATCAATCTAACTTATGTTTAGAAATAGCACTACCCACTAAACCATACCCAGATATGGCAGATTTGTTAAGTCCTGTATCTGTAGGTGAGACTGCTTTCTGTAGCCTAGCAGCAGCTAATGTAGCAAATATACCAGATGATGAATTATTTGGTTTTTATGAACGAGCTTTAAGAACAGTAGATAAAATGATAAATAATGCCCCTATGATGAATGCTAGTATGCAAGAATCTTTGTTGCGTAGACGTTCTGTAGGTATTGGTATTACGGGATTGGCCTCAAAGTTATATAAGGCAGGACTAGATTATGATGGATCTCCTGAGTCTATAGAGTTTGTTGCACATACAGCCGAAATGCATATGTTTGCGTTATATACTGCAAGTATTAAAATGGCTAAAGAAGATGGAATTAGTGTAACAGGAATTAAAAAAGACTGGCTACCTATTGATACAATGGTATCTGATAGAGAGCCTACAATGGATTGGGAAAGTATCCGTGGTTTACCACGTAAACATTCAGTACTAGTAGCGCATATGCCTACAGAAAGTAGTGCAGTATTTTCTAATGCTACTAATGGTGTTTATCCTAGCCGCTCACGTGTAGTTTATAAAAAAGCTAGAATGGGTAAGGTTCAATTTATATCAGAGCATTTTACTCCAGATAAACTAACAGCTTGGCAAGTAGATATGATACCTTACTACGCTGCTATACAACCTTTTACAGATCAATCTACTAGTGCAGATTACTTTACAGATTTTACAACATTACCAAATAGGAAAGTACCAGAAGTTAATAATATAGAATGGTTTATAAGACAATCATACGCAGGAATTAAAACTGCTTATTACAATAATTTCTTAGACACTAAAGGTGAAGAAGTTGAACAAGAAGATTCATGTGAAGGCGGAGGCTGCAAATTATGATTACAATTTATACAAATAACCCTAACTGCCCATATTGCGACAAGGCTGTGGGAACTCTTAAAATGCGAGGTATTCCTTATGACTACCAAGTAGTAGATAAGACTTTAATAAACAGTAAGTTTCCAGAAGCTACTACTGTACCCCAAATAGTAGATGATGAGCGTTATGTTGGTGGGTATGATGATTTAGTTATCTACCTTGCTAAACAAGACGTAACAACAACAACAGCAAAGAAACCCAAAACAATATTCAATGTCAACAACACCGGACATGAGACTGGAGTTTACCCCTTATTTTTTGGTGAAGAGCTTGGTTTTGCAGATAGCATTACTTGCCCCTATCCTATCCTAGAAGAGCTTTATCAAACCCAAATGTCTCAAATTTGGAACGAGTTTGAAATAGACCTTACACAAGATAGGCAGGATATGCTTAATGTTGAGCGACCTAAGGTTGACTTAATGGTATTAAACTTATTGTGGCAGACTTTAGTAGATTCGGTTGCTAGTAGGGCCATAACTGGCTTATTGATGGAGTTTGTTACAAATAGTGATTTGGAAGCATTGTACAATGCGGTAGCTTTGTTTGAGTCAATTCACAACAAAACCTACAGCCACATTATTAAGCAAACTTTTGTAAATCCACTACAAGGCTTAAGAGATGGTTATGAGAACGAAAGAGTAATAAAACGTGCTACTACCATTACCAATGCGTTTAATAGGGTAGCTAATCTTAAAGATACTGATTCAGAGGAAGTAAAGAAAGAAGCTGTATACTTATCTATTGTTGCTTTATACTTACTAGAGTCAATTAATTTTATGAATTCTTTTGCTGTTACTTTTGGCATAGCAGAAACAGGAGTATTTCAAGGTATCTCTCAGAATGTAACATTAATTTGCAGAGACGAGCTTATTCACGCTAGGGCTGGTAAAGAAATACTAGGTATTGAGTACAAAGAATTAGCTAAGATTCTACCTCAAGTACAGCACATGTTTGATGAAGTAGTGAGAGAAGAAAAAGAGTGGAATGCTTACTTATTTAGTGAGGGTAGACAGTGTGTAGGTCTTAATGAGAATCTAAGTAATAACTACATAGATTATCTAGCAAAACCTATTGCTGCTAACCTTAAATTAAAAGAAGTAGTTGCACCTGCTAAAAATCCCTACCCTTTCATGGAAAGCTATGTAGACTCTAGTAAAGTACAAGTTGCTGCTCAAGAGCTACAACTTACTTCATATTTATTAAACTCTATTCAATCATCGTCTAAAGCAGTTATTAATGATATGTTAATTAGACTCAGAGGAGAATTGCTTTAATGAAAGCGATATTCGCAAGTGATTTAGCAGGGGGATTCGGCTATAAAGGCCGTCTCCCTTGGGCTAGGGTTCAGGAAGATATGAAATTCTTTATGAATAAAACAAGTAACCACATTATTGTTATGGGTAGAAATACTTGGAATAGTTTGCCTCAGTTACCTTACAGAATACCTGTAGTGGTATCTTCTATAGAAATACCAGAGGCACACTACCTATCTCCAAGCACTTATATTAAAGACCTACTAGCACTAGAAAAGCTAAACCACAAAAAAGAGATATTCTTAATAGGTGGAACAGCTTTACTAACTGTAGAGGCACTACAAGCTTGTGAGGAAATATTCCATACTACTATAAAGACTACTAATAGAGTAGATGTAAAACTGCCCGAAGAAGTCTTAGACTATTTAAAAACTTTAGATGCTGAAGTTTTATTAGACACACCAAACTGCACCATTAGGAGACACTTTGCAAAATTATAAACAACTAATACATGATATATTGTTAACTGGTGAAGCCTCTATGGACAGAACGGGTACGGGAACCATTTCCAAGTTTGGCTCTAGGTTAGAATGGGATTTGGCCAAAGGCTTTCCCGCTACAACTACTAAAACCTTAGCTTGGAAATCTGTAGTTTCTGAACTACTTTGGTTTCTGTCTGGTTCAACTAATACTAATGATTTAAGAGAAATACTACACGGATCTAGAACAGAGGGCAAAACTATTTGGGATGCTAACTTTGAGCACCAAGCAGTAAATTTAGGGTATTTAAATGGAGACTTGGGTCCTGTGTACGGTGCTCAGTTTCATCATAATAATCAATTAAATAACTTTATAGAAGGTATCAAAAATAACCCTAAATCCAGGAGACACATTATTTCTTTATGGAACACAGATGATTTAAAAGATATGGCGTTACCTCCTTGTCATGGTTTAGTTATACAAGCTTTTGTTAGTAATGATAACAAACTAAGTATACAGTGGTACCAACGTAGCGTAGATTCTTTTTTGGGACTACCCTTTAATATTGCAAGCTACGCCCTGTTTACCCACATACTAGCATCCATACTAGGGCTGGGTGTAGGCAAGTTAATATATGTAGGTGGAGACACTCACATTTATACTAATCACGTATCTCAGTGTGAGGAACTATTATCAAGAAAGCCTCTGCCGCTACCTAGTTTAGAAATGCCTAGTTTTAGTACTATAGACGAAGTAATTATTACTCCAATTTCATCGTTCAAATTAACAGACTACAAAAGTCACGGAAGTATTAAAGCCGACATGGCTGTATAAAAATTTACTATTGACAAAAAAAGCCGTTTACTGTATAATTAATATCTATACACTAGCGGCTTTTTCATACATGGAGGAAAGATATGCAGTATTCTCAGTTAAAAATAGTAAAAATATCTAAAAGGAGGTGGCAACTCCTTGAAGATTGGAAAACTCCCTTTGGAGTAGTACAAAAAGGGTTTATAAGTAATGGGGCAAATGTTCCTAGAATTTTATGGTCTATTATACCTCCCGCAGGAGAGTTATTTGAGGCCGCAATTGTTCATGACTATCATTATTATATGGCCCTAGGCACAAAGAAATCTTCAGACCTAGCATTTAAACAGGTAGCATTAGATTTTGGAGTAAGTAAGTTTACAGCAACTGCAGCGTATTATGCAGTATATTTATTTGGATGGGGTAATCACTAATGGCACCTGAAACCCTTACGGTAGGATGGTTACTAAATAAAGCTTGGCTATTATTAGTAGGCATTATGTGGTACGGTAAGAAAACTTTAGACGTAGGTAATAAGGAAAGAGACGAGGCTATTGCAGCATTAGAAAAAACGTTTGCAGAGGCAAGGGGTAAGTACGTTACCGATGTACAACTTAAAGAAGCAATACGTGAAGCTTTGGAACCCTATAAAGAAGATCAACAAGAAATAAAAGCCCTGCTTAGAAGTTTAAACGAGCAGATATTTAACTTAAGTAAGGACATGGCAGTTCAAACTGCTATTAGGAGCCTCTCAAATGACCAACAAAATAATGGTGATAGATAAGGAGTGGGCGTATATTGCAAAGGAATTACAAGTTAGAGGGTACGATGCAGTGTCTGCTACTTCGGAAGAAGCTTTAGAAGATGCTATAATCTGTAGGCCTGATTTAATAGTACTAGGAACCGACTATAAGCTTTGCGAATGTTTAAAAGATAAAACAGACATACCAATAGTTATGTTAGCTGATAAACTAAATAAGGAAGGAATCCTTAAAGCCCTAAAACTAGGATGTATTGACCTTTTAGAAGGTACTGAAAGTTCAGTTCTTAATAAAATAATTACACACCTAAGGTTATCTAATATAGAAACAATCACCAAACAATTATATAAATTAATTAATTAGTCTTAATAATTTAGTTTAAATATTCATTTGCCAATTACCTAATACTTTGATATAATAGTTTTAGAAATTAGTTAAGGAGATTACACTTATGCTACGACATATAGGTAGAATACTTTTTTATATGAAAATACGTAAATCAATTAAAGAGAGATTAAAAAATGACAGTTCAAGACCAACTAAAAGCAAATCAACAAGTTCAGTTCGACCAAAATATGGCAATGCACACGTTAATGGGTAATCTTCAACATTGGCGTAAAAATCAAAAGAACAACGCAAATCGCATGAAAATTATTACAGGTCGAGCAAAGATCTTTCAGCTATTACAGAGGTTCAATGGATAACACTACGGACTACTGTGTATGGGCTGACGGGACTACAATCCTTTCAGAAGAGTATAACTATGAAGAATACTCTTTTATGTCAGACGACTATCTAATAGTAGAAGTCCCTGATGATGAAGAAGATCCTGAAGATTGGATTTATGAGTATATCCACTCTGTAAATCTAGGCATCAGTTGTGAACAAAAGAAAATATTTTAAAGCAGACGAACACACTCACTAAGCAAGGCGTCGCTTAGGTGGCTTGGCAATAATAGTCGGTTCGAATCCGCACCTCTGCACCAAAACCGAAGGACTGTACTAATTGGTACAGTCCTTTTTTATTTTAAAAAATCAGTTGCTTAATTACCTATTTCTTGTTATAATAGCTTCATAAATAAAAAAGGAATAAATATGAATATTTTTTTGTTAGATGACGACATACAAAAATGTGCAGAATATCATTGTGATAAGCACATAGTAAAAATGCCTATCGAATACGCACAACTTATTAGTGCTGTATTAGTACCTTATGGCCTTGAAGCACCATATAAAGAGACACATAAAAATCACCCTTGTGCTGTGTGGGCTCGCGCTCATGCAGATAACTATACTTGGCTGTACGACCTAGCTATAGCTACTGGGGCTGAGTACACCCATAGATATGGTAAAATACATAAATCCACGGCAGTATTAGACACCGTCCCTAGAGTCATATCAGGAATGCCTGCTGGTAGTTCACCACCCCCTAACTGCACCACAATCAAAACAGGATATTCTCTTGTAGATTCTTATCGTTTATATTATATGCGCGACAAAGCTCGTATGTTGACTTTCAAAAACAGACCAGAACCACCGTGGATGCACGACAGATACTACCTTGAACAGTTAGACATACTCGGACCTCTTGTTATAGAAGTCAAACCACCTAGGGTTACTAAAGCTGACTTACTAGAAAAATGTAAAATTAAAGGAGTTTCCAAGTTACTACTCAAAGACATTCAAAAGTTACTATTAATAACTGAGTTTCCTGAGCTAGTCCTACCCGACAGTAGGTTAAAAGCTCCGTACATAGCTGAGTTACAAAAAATTGCTAGCAGTGTAGATTGGTCTAAGCTGACTATCAAAGAAATGTCAGAAGTAATTACAAGCTTACATTAATAAAAATAACGTAGATGATATTGCTACTTTATCTTTATTAGGAAGAGGCAGATACCCTTGGCGAAGATGGTAAATTATTTTAAAAATCCCTTGCTTTGTACTAAAATTATTGATATAATAGTTTTAGAGATTTGACAAATAACATAGTTTCTAAGCTGCTTAGGTTCTTCACTTAATCAAGCAGCTCCCGAGTCTACACTAAATAGTACTCCAACTGTTGTAGACCCCGAGTTATTACCGAGGGTAGGGTTATTAAGCGAAGTAATACGGCCGAGTAAGGATTTGCTACAGTCCTTGTCGTTATGACTGAAAAAAAGAACCAAGAGCATGGATTGCCAGTCAGCGCAATTAAAGATTAACTGATACAGGTAGTGTGATTCTTCCAGCCCTTACTAGTCGGGTTTAAAATAACTAGCGTGCTGATGAGAGGTCAGCATACTTTTATCTGAAAACTTTTTAGCATACACTTTACCAGAACCAGTACCAAAAGCAACGCCCAAATAATGGGAGGTCTAGAAATGGTTCGACTAGTATAGGGTTGGTAGCCCTGTGGTGTATATGGATTGATACGATGTGGTGTTACGGCAAGCACAGATTCCCGCCAAGGGGGTCGGCTCAGGTTCGAGTCCTGACTTCGTAGAAAGTGTATGACTAAAGAGTTTACTCTTATTTATAAAAGCCTATTGTTAAAATTAGCAGTAGGCTTTTTACGCGTTTAAATATTAAAGGAGAATTATATAATGCCAACAATTACTAAAAACACAACAGATACTTTCGTAAAATGGGCTGAAATACCTGCAGCCTCTAATTTGTTTATACAGAATCGAGGTTCCGCTGTTTTGGAACTATTCATAGGAGCAACCGCACCTGCAGCAGGAGACGTGGGAATATTATTACAAGCAAATGATATAGGAATACAAATACAGCTAGGGACTGGAGAAGAAGTCTATATTAAGGATACTGATGTTTCAAGACCAACTATTGTCGTAGCGGTAGTTTAATATGGCAATAATACTACCCCTAAGACAAACACTTCGTAGTATGTTAAAGGTTTCTCCTTTAAAATACTATTTTAGGAAATTAGTAAAGAAGTATTTTGTAAAGCTAGACCCTGTACTTAATTCATATTATGAAATGGCAGCGCCCATTACATTTTCGGGTGATTTTGAAATTGAAGTTGAGTTTAGTACGACAAATACAAACAACCAAATATTACTAGGGGACAACCATACAACGTCAATGTATTTTAATATAGATAGTAATACTATTAATGTCCATATGGGAGGTGCATATGAACGCGCCTTTGCATTTAGCCCAGTAACATTGCATGACGGCAAATTACACAAGGTAAAATATAAATTAACAGGTGCATCTTTAGAGGTTTTTTTAGACGGTACTTCTTTAGGTTCTCAAACAGTTACAACTTATACGGGAGCTAATAACTTCAGGATAGGTAACTCTAACTCTGCTAATTATCCTTTTGATGGCATAATAGCCAACGCTAAATTTACAGACAAATCGGGGGCAAGTGACGTTGTGACAACTTTTAAACTAGACAACAGCCCCGCCAATAATTATACGTATAGCACAGAAATTTTAAACAACAATACTTTTACTGATAGTGCTAACGCTAGGCAGTATTTAATTGCTACGAAAGGTTGGATTATTACAGATGGAGGAGCAGCACCATGATAACTAAATTAGCAGGCTATTATTCAATTGGTGGTAATCCCGTCATAGTTGATGACGGGCTAGAAGTTTCTTTTTCAGATGATAAAGAATTGATTGTATACGCTACAGAAGCAGAGTTTTTAGAAGCGTTTCCAGAGCCAGAACCAGAGCCAGAAGAATTAGAAGAGGATGATATATAATGTCATTTATATTTAAAATAACTACAACAACGTCTCCGCAAACTTTTGTTATACCTTGCGTTGCGGGGGGAACTTTTAACGCAACAGTTGACTATGGAGATGGAACAGGTTCACAAACTGTTACAGCCTATAATGATGCCAATTTAACGCATTCATTTGCTACAGCAGGGCAGCACACAATAACTATTGACGGTACTTTCCCAAATGTTAGGTTTAATAATAACGCATCAAGTCGAGACCTTGTAAACGAAGTTGTTGATCTGGGCGATGTCGGCTGGACTGATTTATATCAAGCATTTAGGAGTTGTCCAAACTTAACAACTTTTAATAGTGGCACGGCTGACACTTCAAACGTTACCAGTATGAGTTATATGTTCCTTGATTCCCCAAGTTTAACAACTTTAGATTTAAGTAATTTTGACACTTCAAGTGTTACCAATATGAGCCTGATGTTTTATAACTGCTCAAGTTTAACAACTTTAGATTTAAGTAATTTTAATACTTCAAGTGTTACTACTTTTCACGAAATGCTTAGAGGTTGCTCAAGTTTAACAACTTTAGATGTAAGTAATTTTAATACTTCAAGTGTTACTACTATGCATCAAATGTTTTATCTCTGCTCAAGTTTAACAGCTTTAGATTTAAGTAGCTTTGACACTTCAAGTGTTACTCGTATGAGCCTGATGTTTAATAGCTGCTCAAGTTTAACAACTTTAGATGTAAGTAATTTTAATACTTCAAACGTTACTACCATGGCGGATATGTTTAGGGATTGCTCAAGTTTAACAAATTTAGATGTTAGCAGTTTTGACACTTCAAGTGTTACTGCTATGACTTATATGTTTAGAAATTGCTCAAGTTTAACAACTTTAGATATAAGTAATTTTGACACTTCAAGTGTTATTAATATGCATCAAATGTTTATAGGTTGCACAAGCTTAACAGCTTTAAATCTTAGCAGTTTTGACACTTCAAGTGTTACCGATATGTCGTCAATGTTTTATAACTGCTCAAGCTTAACAGCTTTAAATGTTAGCAGTTTTGACACTTCAAGTGTTACCAATATATCTCAAATGTTTAGAGGTTGCACAAGTTTAACAAGTCTAGATGTAAGTAATTTTAACACTTCAAGTGTTACCAATATGAGCGTGATGTTTTTTAACTGCTCAAGTTTAACAACTTTAGATTTAAGTAATTTTGACACTTCAAGTGTTACTAATATGAGCCTGATGTTTTATATCTGCTCAAGTTTAACAACTCTAAATGTAAGTAATTTTAATACTTCAAGTGTTACTAATATGAGCCTGATGTTTTATAACTGCTCAAGTTTAACAACTTTAGATGTAAGTAATTTTAATACTTCAAGTGTTACTAATATGAATACTATGTTTAGAAGTTGCTCAAGTTTAACAACTTTAGATTTAAGTAGCTTTGACACTTCAAGTGTTATTAATATGCAGGAAATGTTTAGAAGTTGCTCAGGTTTAACAAGTTTAGATGTTAGTAGCTTTAATACTTCAAGCACAACCAATATGAGATTAACATTTCTTAGTTGCACAAGCCTAACAACTTTAGATTTAAGTAATTTTAATACTTCAAGTGTTACCAATGTTTATTCTATGTTTACTAATTGCACCAACTTAACAAATTTAGACATAAAACATTTTAATATATCAAATATAACTGATGGACGGTTTTTTTTAAACAATGCTAACAACGCCTTAACCACCACACAATATGACGAGCTACTAGAAGCATGGGCCGTTCAGGACGTACAACCTAACGTGACGTGGCATTTCGGTGATGCTCAATATACTGTAGAGACTGTTGCAGATTGGTACAGCCCTAGAAGTGCCTCATCTTTATCAATTATTGATAATAAACTTGTTAGTATTGCGGATAGCACAGCAACATTCGGAGCAGCACAGCAGGTTGATAATTTAATTATTGGTAATACTTATAAAATTGTAGGCACAGCAACTTGTAGTAATAGCTCTGCTAGTCTTTATTTTAGGGTTTCTACAAACTCAGCACTTACCGCTAATATTCTTACGATTAGTGCTATTGGCACTGTAAAGGCTGATGCTATTTTTATAGCAACAGCAACAACCCATTATGTTGGTATTATTTCTGCAGGCCATGCAGCCAACGACACGGTGACACTAGACGCAGGTATAACAGTCAAAAAAATCACAAACTATACACAAGCTAACTCAGCTAGTGAATTTGAATATTCACAAGAAAATGTGTTTGGAAGTAACGTGATTACTAACGGTGGTTTTGATACTGATAGCGATTGGCTCTTTACAGTACCCGAAAGTTTTTCAATAGTAAACGGAGTTTGTGAGATTAATCACGCTTCATCCCCTTGGGGCAGATTACGTCAAGACAACATACCTATAGGTAGTTATCTTATAACTTTTGATTTAGTAATAGAATCTGGAGCACTTACTGGCATATCGGGATCTGATTTACCAAATTTAAATCTAACCTCTAGTGGCAGTTACTCTTTTGTTTGTAATACAACTTCTATATATATACATTTTGTATTTGCAGTAAATCCGACAGTAGGTTCTATAGACAATATATCATTTAAACCAATTACAAACGCCGTAATATACAAAAACATTCCACAATCAGCTCGTAATCCGTATACTCTTGAAGGTCTTAATTGGACAGGCATTGAATTGGCAAACCCTATGAGTGATTACAGTCTTGATAATACTATATTTACAACAGATAGTAGTGGAATTAGTGTAGACTTTACAGGCGGAAGTGCAGTTGGTACATGGCTTATAAGTTCACCACTAGAAATATACACAGATTACAAAGTTTCAGTTAATGTTTCTGATCATACTCGGGGTGGTTTATCTGCTCGCTTAAGGACTGGGAGTACTGTTTTTTTATTGCCAGAGGGTTTAGGTGTAAATAGTGCAATTATAAAAAGTGGTGGCGGTGGTAGTACCACTATACGAACTAGAACAAACTCACCAGTAGAACTAACATATAATAGTGTATCAGTTAAAGAAGTGATCGAGGTAACAGAGCAAGCGGCATTTTCACCCGTAACTAGCCTTATGTCATTAACAGCGGCTTGGACTACTAGAGGTACTGGTTATTCAACATTAAGTAATACCACTGCCTCAAGTGTTCGTGTAGATGCTAAGATTAGCAATACAGATGACGGAATTTTAATGGAGGCGGGGGCTAGTACTTTAGGTCTGATATTATACGTTTATAATGGGGTTTTGTATTTTCAGTGTGGGGATGGTACCGCATACGGAACAGCTAATAACAGAGCAGAAGTATCTTATACATTACCTGTGGGTGAGTCTGATTATATTATAGAATGCTCTGCCGATACTTCCAACGCTGTTTTATATGTCAATGGCCTAGTAGTAGGTTCACAGACTTTTAGCGAAGCATTTGTAGGAGGGACTAACGATGGCACGGTAGGCCAGGTAGAATTTGCCGCTGCAGTTAATCGAGGCGGTTGGATAGTTGACGGCTCAGGGTTATACACTAACACTATAACCAAATGTGATATATTCAATAACCAAGTAACCGCGGACGTATAAAGGAAAAAATATGAGTTATTTATATACAGTAATGCAAACAGATGTGAGTGAGTTTCTTGGAAGCGGTGCAAGTTATGCCGATGATAAGTTATTATTAAAAGGCTTAACCTCTACGGAGGCTAACGCTTATACTGGTGAAATCCATAGAGTTGACGAGCTAGGTTTTAATCCTGATAATGATGAAGAGTTAGAAGGCTTATTAACTATTGAATTATCAAAAATAGCTGATGATTTAACGATTGAAAGCGAAGAAGAAGTTAACATCGGCACTTTAACAGTTTTTAGCAAAGTGCAGGGTCAATGGTTATATGCTAATCACCTAAGTTTTATGCCAGTAAGTACAGAAATTTAAAAAAACTTCTTGCTTAAAAACAAAAAAGTTGATATAATAGCTTCAGAAATTAAGAAAAGGAGTTATTATGTTTTTTGTTTGGCATATCAACAAAAATTTACAAGATAAGATTATTTCGTATCTTGCATCTGTAGTAACAGAAAGTTTTGATAGAACTATTCACGTAGAAGTAGAGTATGATTCAAAAATTTCAGTAGATGGTTGGACTTACTTTGATGGAGATACTGTCTTTGTTAGCTACAAAAATAAGATAGGTTTGGCTCATGAATTAGTTCATGTAGCCCAAATCCTAAATAAACGCTTTAATCCTGACACCCAAGAATGGGAAGGAAAAGTCTATAAGGCAGAGCAGCCTTGGGAAGATGAAGCCTACATGTTAGAATTAGAGGTACAAAATAAATGGTTTATGTAGAGGTTAATTATGGGTGATAGATTTTATCAGCAGCAATACGGTACAACTATGGGAGCGCTGGCAGAGCCATTGCGACCTACTAAATCTTTAACCAAAGCAGAGTTAGTCTTAATCCCTGGTACTGAAAAGTTATTAGTAAAAGATTTACACAGATTGCGTCTAGTTAACCTAGATTTTGTTAGCCTAGAGCTACCTACGGGCAGGCTCAAAGCACCCTACATTGCACAGTGTAAAAAGATTGACCCAGAAATTAATTGGTCAAAGCTGACAGTTGCAAATTTAAAAGAAGTAATTACACAAGTTTCGGGGATATAGCTCAGTTGGGAGAGCAATTCCCTTGCACGGAATAGGTCGCTGGTTCGATCCCAGTTATCTCCACCATATACGCCTCCATAGCTCAGTTGGTAGAGCAGCTCACTTGTAATGAGCAGGTCTTAGGTTCGATTCCTGATGTGGGCACCAAATATTATAGAGAAATAAAATGAAAGTGTATAATAAACAATGGAAACGCGTATTTACAATAGCTTATCGAGATGATTATGGATTTTTGGTAGATACTACGGGAATACAACACAACCCTAAAGCTGTTAGACTAGCTACAGAAGGCGACAAAAATTAATATAATAAAAGTAACACAAGTAGGTCAACGACTTTACTTCACAGCAATAAATAAGGATGGCAATATCAAGATAGGTATGCGAGACATTAAAGCTAAGAAGACTGAGTGGTTTGACGCTATAATCTAAATAAACCTCGACTTAGTTCGGGGTTTTTTGGTCTATAAGGAAAAGACATGCACTGGATAGATAAATATAGGGTATTTCCAAGGGTAGTTTTGGTAGGGTACATGCTAGCCCTAGCATTATCATTGCAATGGTACTTTGCTTTTGAGATAAAATACCAAACACAATGTGACGCAAAAACAATAGATGTGTTGCTAGCATCAGGCAGCGACCTGAAAACTGCACAGTCCATAGCTTGTACAACAGTTGATGTAATAGGGCAGCCAAATGGTTATACCGCATTAATGAGTGTACTTACTGGCTCAGCCGCCGCAATATTTAGCTTTTATGTTAGTTCGGGTCCTGCACGTAAAGATCCATAAATTAACTTGCTAAACACTAAAATTATTGATATAATAGTTTTAAGAAATAAGGAGAACATAACAATGGAAATTTGGAAACCATTTGAACCGCTTTTACTAGGAGAACCTGGCTGCACATACGAGCAAGACTTGGAGACAGCATTTATGGCTACTTGCATTATATTGGAGATAATGATTCATGATTACTAATATTTTAATAGGAACCACAGTTTTTACACTATCTCTTTGTGCTTACTTAGGTAATCAGCTAAAAGAAGAAACGAAAGCACATGGTATGACTATCGCAAGTCTTGTTCAATCTGAAGCTGTAGTAGCTAAGCTACAAGAGTCTATTATAGACATGCGTGTAGAACAAGTTATAGCTGAAGAAGTATCATTAGAAATTACTAACGACTTTAACGAGGCTAAACGAGATTTAAGTGAGATGCGTACCCGTGAAGCAACAGTACTAAAACGAAAGTCTCTTGTAGCCTTAAAAATTAATAAAGCATTCAAAAAGAGTCAAGAAAGGTTAGCTTGCATTACAGGAGATAAACGATTATGTGGAAACAAATAATCCTAGCAGCAATGTTAGTGGGTTGTACAAGTACGCCACCTATTACTGTGCCTGTAATTGTAGAAGTTCCTGAGTACCACCCCTCAATGCCTATACCTTACTCAGTATGTAATGTAGTATGGGAAGTATTAAGAGTAGAAAACTTAGCTAAAGTAGCGGTATCTTATAACGATAACCTCACCTTAGCTATTTGTCTTGGAGATGTAGAAAGATATATCTTACAATTAAAAAACGTAGCTTGTTATTATAGACAAGATTTAAAAGAATACATATGTAGTAAGGAACAACATGTCAGCAAATAATAGATTATCTAAGGTATACAATAAACCTCGTGGAAGCGTTGATAGCGATATTTACTTGGTTGGAGCAATCGAGGCTCCTGAGTATTACCTAGAAGAGTTCCAAACACTACGGGAAGCAACAGCGGGCGAAAATATAACTATATACATTAACTCGGGAGGCGGTAGAGTAGACACAGCAGTACAAATGCTAGCAGGTATTAGAAATACTGCGGCAAAGGTTACTTGTGTTATAGAAGGTTGTTGCCATTCAGCAGCTACTTATGTATTTTTAGCAGCGGACGAGTGGATAGTAAATCACAACAGTCTTATGTTGATTCACAACTATTCAGGCGGTGCTTATGGAAAAGGTGGTGAGTTGGTTGATAACGTTATTGCTAATGATAAGTGGGTTAAGAACCTAATGGTAGATGTATACAAAGGATTCCTTACAGAGGAAGAATTAGAAACTGTATTATTAAACCAGGATCTTTGGCTAGAAACTGATAGTATTAACGAGAGACTACAAAATGTAGTTGTTTTACGTCAAGAAGCCATTCAAGAGCATGAAGATGCTATGAGAGAAGAAGTTAAGAAAAAACTTAAAGAGTTAAGTGATGAAGAACCAGAAGGCAGTCCTATATAGTATAGTTGAGACTCCCCCTTAACAAATTTAAAATATTACTTGCCAAATGCCTAATAACTTGATATAATAGTTTCAGAAATTAAGAAAAGGAATAAGTAATGAAGATATATGTAGCAATAAATAAGTCGTGTTTAATTACACATTACTTTGACTCTGAACAAGCAGTCAACGCCTTACTTACTATGGACAACTCTGCGTGGGTACGTAGCGGAGAGTTTACTATTATAGGTAAAGTATCTGGTATGGTAATTAAAGATATTAAATCAGTGTATAAATTATATGGAATATAGTCCATAGTAAAAGGAATAAGGAATCCCAGTGTTAGAAACTATCATAGGCATATTTTTGGTAATATGTTATTTAGCTCCCGCGATACTAGCAGAGTTAAGAAACCATAAAAACGTGTATGGCATATTAATGTCAAGTGTATTTTTAAATTGGACAGTAGTGGGGTGGTTTGCAAACCTACACTGGAGTATGTCAAAAAAGAAGGATATGTAATGGAAAAGCAAGGTTTTGAGGATTATTTCTTAAATTTGGGATATAAACACTCCAATAACTTAAGTTGGTTAAACGGGTGGACTCGTGCAGAACGAGAATCTCGTTGTGGTTGGTATGACGAAATAGGGAGACCAAACAGTGATCGCAACAAAGATAAGTCCTAACTTTTGGCTTTCTGAGTTTGAAAAGTCAAGTACAGCAGTTAGGTATGGTATTGATAACTTAGCTACCACAGAAGTAAAAGAAAAACTAGAGCTTTTATGTTTAAGAGTGTTACAGCCTACTAGAGATTATTTTGTAGAAAAGAGAGTGGCTAGAGGTATGACAATTAACTCAGGCTTTCGTTGCGTAGAGTTAAATAGAAATTTAGGATCTAGTGACAATAGTCAGCATGTTTTGGGCGAAGCTGCCGATGTTGAAATGCGTGGTGTTGATAATTACGTATTAGCTACTTGGATTAGAGAAAACTTAGAGTTTGATCAGTTAATCCTAGAATTTTATGATGGCGTAGATCCTTCTTCTGGTTGGGTTCATGTTTCATACAAAGAAAATAATAATAGAGGCGAGTGCTTAACCATTAATAAAGGCACTGTTAAACGAGGGCTAATAAAAGGATAAATAATTTGGATTCTATTGAAACGTGGGGCAAGGGTTGCCGCAGATTAAGAGGAAAGGCTTCCAAACTAGAAATTATTACAACTATCAGCGAAGAAACTAGCACTAAGGTGTTAGATATTGGGGGTCTGACTATATCAGACTTAAATAAAATATTAAAGACAGCAAAAGAGCACACCAAGTTTTCAAAAGAAATGCCTACTGGTAGATTAAAACAACCTTATATAAAAATATTAAATAGTATATTCCCAGAGGTAACGGCTTTCGATAAACTCCCAGTAGCATCTCTACAGTCTTTACTTGGGGCATTTATATATGTGGAATAACGTATTACCTACTACAGCATTAACTATGGGAATATTATTATTAGTAGCTATTATTGTCGTACCAACCATTTGGGCGATTTTTACTTTTACAACACTAACTTTAATCGAAACTAGTTTACTAGTATTAGCAGTTAGTTCAATAGGAAATTTAGTAGGTCGAATCCTACGGTGGTAACAAATTATGAATAAAGATGATTACGCATACGCTATGGCTACACTATTATGTTTAGACCGTGGTATGGAAAAAGATTTAATGCAGCTATCAATAGAAACATTAGCTAAAATGTACGTAAGCTACGTAGACAACGCAAAACGTTCTAATGACGCTATAGAGCGTGCTAGTGCATTATAACAAGAACCTACCCCCAGTTGGAATTAAGCTTCTTGTTAAAGAGGCAGACACATGGCACCTAGTGACTAGGTCTAAGTGGGCAAATAGAAACACCGAATTTGTTGATTTCAATGGTGTTGATAAAATTTTTACTTTAAATATAAAGCGAGGCAACATAAAGTGGATGTATCCCTAGTAGTAGATGAATACATAATAGTAGTATGGCACTTAGCGTTTTGCACACCAGACAATTGGGAGAGTATAGTTGATTATTTCGTTTACACAGTTCGTCAAAGAACTAAAACCATTTTACAATGGGCAGGTATTTAATCCTGCAATTCAAGAAGAATACTTACATAATGGTAGGTTAGATACTAAGTACGTTGAACATATATTAGAGCAGAGAACGACAGAAAGCAAAATGAGAAGTCTGGTCAACTCTGAGTTTGGTATGGTTACGTTTGAGGTACCAGAATTAACCAATGAAGTTACTAAAGATACGTTTTTTAAACATTACCAGTTCGGTAAATTTACTAACGTCCGTGGTTGGATAGGCTTTTTTGACAGGGCACACAATTTATTATTGACTAAGGAATCCTTATATGACTACATCTTGGACAGAGAAATTAACCTCGAAGCGTGAGGAATATAAAGCATTACATGAACAGTACATACCCCTTAAAGCCGATCTTATAATGATAGGGGAGTTACTAGCTAATGTTGAATATGAAGAAGATCAAATAGATTGTATAGTAGAAGTAGGTAAGGAACTACTATCTGATGTGGAGTACCTAGACAGAAAGATGTTCGTTACTGAGCAGATAATTGAGGTCTACGAACGCTATGAAGAGATGGAAGAAATGGAAAACATGCCAATGCATTAATTAAGCTGCCTTCGGGTAGCTTTTTTGCGTTTAAAATCTATTGCCAAACACTTAAATTATTGTTATAATATGTTTAAGAAATAAAGGAGAGATCATGTATGACAAAAGAAATAGAAGAATTACAAGACATTATACGGGACGCACCCCTGAATTGGAGCGCCAACGTCAAGCTAGGCAGACTTATTAAAGAGTATGGCGATGAACTTGACGCACAACAAGATAAAGAACTTAAGGAATTATAAAGTGGATAGTAGAATAGAAGAGATATTATATCAAGAAAAAAAGCGTCAACAGATAACAATAGAATTAATTGCTAGTGAAAACTTTGCGTCAGACGCAGTAATGCAGTTGAATGGCTCTATTTTTACAAACAAGTATGCTGAGGGGTACCCTGGTAAGCGTTACTACAATGGTTGTGAGCATATGGATGAGATAGAGACTCTAGCAATAGACCAGCTTAAAGAAATCTATGGTTGTGGGTTTGCTAATGTACAGCCACATTCTGGGGCTAATGCTAATACTGCCGTATACAATGCATTTCTTAACCCAGGCGATAAACTTCTAGGTATGGATCTTTCTAGTGGAGGCCATTTAACTCATGGAGCTAAGGCAGCAATGCCTGGTAAGATATATGACTGTGAAACCTATGGTGTAGACGAGAATGGATTAATTGATATGGAGGAAGTCCTATCATTAGCTATTCAACATAAACCTAAGATGATTGTAGCAGGAGCTTCAGCAT